TTACAGGTTATAGCAAGAATGGGCAGATTGTTAGATACACAGTTTGTAGACACTGATGGTAGATGGCTTGTTCTACATCCAACATTTATTGAAGTTCTAAAAGATGAAGATTCTCGTCTTTTAAATGGTGACTTCGGTGAATCAGGTGGATTAAGGTCAGGTTTATCTGTTGGAAAGATACACGGATTTGATGTGTATATGTCCAATAACCTACCTGCAGCAGGTACAGGTCCGGGAACATCTGGAACTGCTAACCAAAATACAAACTTTGGTGTTATCGTTGCAGGACATAGTTCAGCAGTAGCTACTGCCGAGCAAATCAACAAGACAGAGACTTACAGAGACCCTGATTCTTTTGCTGATATTGTTCGTGGTATGCATTTGTATGGCAGAAAGATTCTTCGACCTGAAGCAATCGTTACTGCCAAGTATAACGTAGGGTAAGGGAGGTATAAATGGCAACTTATGATTTAACTTCTAAAGATACAACTGGTGTAGAATCAGATGTAATCGCTGCATACCCTTCGGCTAAGAATACTAACGTAGTTAAAACTTTAGAAACTTACGTTGACTTTGATGCTCTGATTGCAGGTGGTTTAACATTTGCAGATGGTGACATTCTACAAGCTCTTGAAATACAGGCAGGTAGTTTAATCCTTAACGCAGGTGTTGAAGTAATGAAAGTTACTAACTCAGGTGTAACTATTGACGTTGACTTTGCAGCAGGTGATGACATCATCGATGGTGGTGACACTACTTCTGCTGGTTACTTAGCAAAAGGTACTAATGGTCAGACTAACATTATAGGTACAGGCTCTGCTCCTACCTATACTCAATTTATCGGAACTACCGATACTATTGATGTCAAGTTAGTTGCGGCAGCTACAGCAGGTAGAATTAGAGTCTATGCTACAATCATTGATTGTAATGGGCATGGATTACTAGACAAGCCTGATGAAGTCGATAGAGACCAATTAGCTTAAATTTATATGAGAGAGCAGGGCAACTTGCTCTTTCATTTTTATAGGAATTACAATGGCAGAAAGTTACTTATCCTTAACAAACAAAGTGTTAGCTAGATTAAATGAGGTTCAATTAACTTCAAGTAACTTTACTAGTGCTAGAGGCATACAGACTCAGGCTCAAAACGCAGTCAATGAATCTGTTAGATATATTAATCAAAAAGAATTTCAATACCCTTTCAATCATTCAACAAAAACAGAAACATTAGTATCAGGAACAGTAAGGTATTCCATACCTACAACTGCAAAGACTGTTGACTACAATACGTTTAGACTAGTAAAAGATTCGGATTTAGGTGCTAGTGGTGGTAGATTATATGTTATAAACTACAATGATTATGTTAATAGTTATATAACACAAGAAGATGAAATACAAACAACTACTACAAGCACAACACACACAGATAGTGTAACAACAATTACTGTGACAAGCACAACAGGATTTGCTACTACAGGCACTTTGTTTATAGGCAATGAGCAGATAACATATACTGCAATAGGTTCAAGCACTACATTCACAGGATGCACTAGGGGTGCAAATAGCACAACTGCAGCTTCAATAGCGAGTGGAGTACAAGTAGCACAGTTTGAATCTGGTGGTGTTCCACAATATGTAGCAAGAACACCTGACAATAATTTTTTACTATATCCTTTTCCAACAAAAGGCTTTAGTGTAAAGTACGACTTTTTTTCTTTCCCCACAGATATGTCTGCTCACAGTGATACAACTACAATACCTGATAGATTCGCAGCAATCATAGTTGATGGTGCTACTGCTTTTGTGTATCAGTATAGGGGTGAAACAGCACAGTATCAACTTAACTTTCAAAGATTTGAGCAGGGTATAAAAAATATGCAGACACTACTCGTTAATAGATTTGAATATGTAAGGTCTACATTTATACCAAAAGTAGGCTATACAAGTAGTGCAGATTTAAGTATAAGGGTGAACTAAATGCCTGATGCTTCACAAGTAAGTCCTAGTGCATTTATATGTGAAGGTGGATTGATAGCTAATCGTTCTACTTTTATAATGCAACCGGGTCAAGCGATACAGCTTGAAAACTTTGAACCTGATATAGAAGGTGGTTATAGACGTATAAGTGGATATCAAAGACACATAAGACAAATTGTACCTCACACTAGTTCGTCTGATGAATTAGTTCTTATGGTTACTACCTTTGCTAATAAGATATTAGCTGCAAGAGGTGAAAAGATATTTAGTTCTGCCACTACAGACTTAGGTAAAGGGTCTGTTAATGCTATAGCTGCAAACACTGCAATGACAGGTTCAGGAACTATAACAGTAAAAAGCACTACAGGTTTTAGCTCAAGTGGTACATTACAAATTGATAATGAACAATTTACTTATACAGGTATTACTTCTACTACGTTCACAGGTGTAACAAGAGCAGTTAACAGCACATCTGCTGCCGCACATACTGCAACTTCAGATTCATCAAGAACTGTAATATCAGAGAGTTGGACTGAAAGAGACACAGGAAGAACTAGTGCAGGTAAATATTCTTTTGAAAGATTTAATTTTGATGGCAATGAAAAAATAGTTGTTGTAGATGGTGTTAATGACCCCACAGTTTTTAATTCATCTCTAAGTGCAACAGATGTAACAGCTAGTGCTGTTGAAGGTGCAAGTATTGTTGCATCATTCAGAGAGCATATGTTTTATGCAGGTATGTCAAGCACACCACAAGAAGTTGTCTTTAGTCAACCTTTTGATGAAGATGCGTTTAGTAGTGGTTCAGGTGCAGGTAGTTTCAAAGTCGATGACACTGTTGTAGGACTTAAAGTATTCCGAGATAATTTATTTATATTTTGTGAAAATAGAATATTTAAATTATCAGGTAGCTCTAGTGCTAACTTTGCAGTGTCAGCAGTAACAAGAGATATAGGTTGTATAAACGGCAAGACTATTCAAGAATTTGCAGGTGACTTAATATTCTTAGGACCTGATGGATTAAGAACAGTTGCAGGTACAGCAAGAATTGGTGACGTTGAATTAGGAACTATAAGCTCTAATGTTCAATCAGTATTTGATGATGAAATAATTGATGCCTCTGTTTTTGAATCCGTAGTAATACCTCAAAAGACACAATATCGTTTATTTTTTAGTAAAACAGGTTTGCTTGAAAGTAGAACAGAAGGACTTATATGTGTGTTAAAAGGGCAACAAAGTGGTAGAGAAGCCTATGAGTTTTCTAGGTTAAAAGGCATTAAACCTGCTTGCACTGATACTTTTATAAGTGTAGGTGATGTCCTTATTATACACGGAGGCTTCGATGGTTATGTATACAGACAAGAAGAAGGCTCTACATTTGATGGCACTGCTATTAATGGTAAATATCGTAGTCCTGACATGACATTTGGAGACCCGGGAATACGTAAACATATGCAAAGAGTTATCGTAAACTATAAACCTGAATCCATTATAGATGCAGACTTATTTGTAAGATATGATTATGAATCTGCCGATTCAGTTAGACCTGCTGCTTACCCACTAGACTCAACAGATATAGCAGGGGTATATGGTTCATCAACTTATGGAACACCTACTTATGGAGGTCCTTCACAACCACTAGTAAGACAGTCTGTAGAGGGTTCAGGATTTGCAGTAGCATTAAGAGTAAACGATGGAGGCACAACTGACCCTTACTCACTTAAAGGGTTTCAGTTAGAATATCAATTAGGAGCTAGACGTTAATGGGAGCAACGTACACAAGACAATCATCATACACTGATGGTGACGTAATACAAGCAGCCGATACTAATAATGAGTTTGACCAACTACTTGCAGCATTTGCGTCAAGTACAGGACATACACACGATGGTACAACTGCAGAAGGTGGTCCTATTACCAAACTATTAGGTAACACACTTACCTTTGGTGCAGGAACTGCAGGAACAGATATAACAATAACATTTGATGGTGAAACATCAGATGGTGTATTGACATGGAAAGAAGACGAGGATTATTTTGAATTTAGTGATGACATACTTATTGCTTCTACAGAGAAGCTACAATTCAGAGACACAGCTATATACATCAATTCAAGTGCCGATGGACAACTTGACCTTGTAGCTGATACAGAAATACAGATAGCTGCAACCACAGTAGATATAAATGGTAATGCTGACATATCAGGTAACTTAGGTATAGGTGGTAACTTAACTGTTACAGGTACAACTACATTTAATGGTGGTACAATCACAATGGGTGATGCTGCCACAGACAATGTTGTGTTTGGTGCAGATGTAGATTCTAACATTATACCTGACGATGATAATACATATGACTTAGGTTCTTCTAGTCAAGAGTGGAAAGATATATATATTGATGGTGTTGCATATCTAGATGCAATAGATTTTAATGGCACATCAATTACATCTACTGGTGCTGAAATAAACATACTTGATGGTGATACAAGTGCCACATCAACAACAGTAGCAGATGCAGACAGAGTTGTGCTCAACGATGGTGGTACAATGAAGCAAGTAGCAGTCACTGACTTGTCTGCTTACTTTGATGATGAAATAACTGCAATGCCTAATCTTGTAACTACTGCAGCGACAACAGTGGGTGCGTTAAATTCTGGTAGCATTACAAGTGGTTTTGGAACTATTGATACAGGGTCATCTACAATAACAACTACAGGTTTAATTACAGGTGGTTCTTTAGATATAGATGATGTTGTTATAAACGGAACAACTATTGGACACACAGACGATACAGACTTAATGACAGTCGCAAGTGGTGTCTTAACTGTAGCAGGTGAAGTTGATGCAGTATCCCTTGACATATCAGGTGATGCAGACATTGATGGTACACTTGAAGCAGATGCAATCACAGTTGCAGGTGTAGCACTAAGTACCTTTATCAGAGATACTGTCGGTACAAATATGATATCAAGTAATACTGAAAGTGGTATTACAGTAACTTATGATACAAGCAATGATAACATTGACTTCTCTGTAGATGCTGCTCAGACAGGTATAACATCTATAAAGAACACAAGCCTTGCTATCGGTAGAGATGATGACAACCTAATAAAGTTTACTACTGACAATGAGATTATCTTTGAAGTATCAGGTGGTGACAACGTAACATTCAAAGCAAGTGGTGAGATAGAAGCTACATCTCTTGACATAAGTGGTGATGCAGATATAGATGGAACACTAGAAGCTGATGCAATCACAGTCAATGGTACTGCCCTATCAAGTGTTATAGCAGGTACAACAGTAGCAAATGCTACATTATCAGCGACAACAACAGTTACAGACAGCACAGCTAATACAAACTTTCCTATAGTATTCCATGACGAATCAAATGGTTTGTTAGATGATACAGGAGCATTAAGATATAACCCAAGCACAGGTGAGCTACTTGTACCTAAACTAACTGTAGCAGGTACTACAACTACTGTAGACACAGTTACAATGAACGCAGAAAATGCAATAGTATTTGAAGGTGCTACTGCAGATGACCACGAGACTACACTTAGTATTGTAGACCCAACAGCAGACAGAACAATTAACTTACCAAACGTATCAGGTACAATACCTGTATTAGCTGCGGCAAGTAACACAGCAATCACATCTACACCTGCTGAACTAAACATCTTAGATGGTGTTACATCAACAGCAACAGAATTAAACATTGTAGATGGAGATACATCTGTAGGCACTACAGCAGTCGCAGGTGGAGATGGTATAGTAACTAATGACAATGGTACAATGAGACAGACTTCTCTTGACACCTTTGATACTTACCTATCTGCTACAACAAAGACACTAACTAACAAGACTTTGACTACACCAACAATAACTACACCTGTAGTAAACACAGGATTGCAGTTAAAGAATGGTGCAACATCATCAGGATTTATAGAGTTCTTTGAAGACAGTGATAATGGTACAAATAAAGTAACACTTATAGGACCTTCATCTACAGCAGACGTTACGTTAACATTACCAAGTGTAGCAGGTACAGTAGCTACGACAGCTTCAGCGGCTGACGAAGCCACAGCCTTGGCTATAGCTTTGGGTTAATGCAGATTTTACTTGACAAATAAGGCATTACCGAGTATAATTATATAAAAGGAAAAAGAAATGGCAAATACATTTAAAGTTGTAAACTTCGCTGCAGAACCTGCATCAGCAGGAACTCCATACGTTATGTATACAGCAGGTTCAGGTGTGACAGCAATCGTGCTTGGACTAGTACTCTCAAACATACACACTGCTCAAGTCACAGCGACAGTAAACTTAGTTAGTGACACGGCAAACCGAGCAGTTACAAACAACACAGCAAACGGAACGAGTATCATAGTTAAAGATGCTCCTATACCTGTAGGTGGTGCTTTGGAACTGATGTCAGGTAACAAGGTTGTACTAGAGACTACTGACCAAGTTACAATAGACTGCTCCGTAGCAGATAAACTCTCAGGTACATTGAGTATAATGGAGATAACATAATATGCCTTACGTTGGAAAAAAACCTGCCGATATAATTGCAACTTCTGTTGATACAGACACAGGTGCATTTAGTGGTAATGTTACAGCAGGGGGAACTCTTGGAGTTACAGGTGAAACAACTTTAGCCACACATCTTAATCTTGGTGACAATGATAAGATTAAACTTGGTGCTAGTGCTGATTTAGAAATATTTCACGATGGAAGTAATTCAAAAATAGTTGATGGTGGCACTGGAAATCTAAATATACAAGCTGATGATTTTAACATTTTAAATGCTGCAGGAGATGAATCAAAAATAACAGCATCATCAAATGGTGCAGTTCAACTCCTTAATGACAATAGTGTAAAACTAGCAACAAGTGGTTCAGGTATAACTGTTACTGGAAACATAGCTAATGCTAGTGGTGATTTTACATTAGACGTTGCAAGTGATATTAATCTTGATGCAGATTCTGGTAATATATACTTTAAAGATGGTGATACAGGTTTTGGTGCAATAAGCAATGTAGGTGGTGATACAGCTATCTATAGCACAACTAGTGGACACGAAGGTTTGCGATTGGGTAATGGTGCAATTGTTCCAGTTAACAATGCAGGTGCATCAACTGACAATGCTTGTCATTTAGGAGGAGCAACAGGTCGATTTTCCGATTTTTATCTAGCAGGTAATATATATATAGGGGGTACTGGTTCAGCAAATGCTTTCAGCGACTATGAAGAAGGAACTTGGACACCAGCTACAAATTCATCATCATATAATACAGGCTCTTCAACAGGTCGGTACACAAAAATTGGCAGAATTGTAATTGTACATTTTGCTATAAATTTTAGTGGGGTTAATAGTAGTAGTAATTCTATAGTAAATGTAACTAATTTACCTTTTACTTCAACAAGTGACATAGCATTTTCAGGTTCAGTAAGAGAACAAAGTAATACTGGAGCAATATATACTACAAGATTAGGTCCGGGTGCAACTATAATTACTATGAACTCAATGGATAATATTACTAATGGTTCTCAAAGAACAATAAGAACAAGTGAAAATTACAGTGGAACAATGACCTATATGGTATAAATGGAGTAAAAAATGGCAATAACAAAAGAAGCAGTAATAGAAAAAATAGAGGTTGTGCAATCTTGGAATATCCAAGTAGCTACTGATACAGTCATAAAGGAAGATGGCAAAGAAATCAGTAGGTCAAGACATAGACACGTTCTTGTACCATTCTCATCTTCAAAAGATAGTGATGATAAGTGGACACATACCGACACCGACATATCAGGTGAAGAAGTCGCTGTAAGGGCAATAGCCAATGCAGCGTGG